CTAACTTCAGTAATACTTCCATTGTCAGTAAGACATTGTACTTGATGAGGTAGGAAAGGCGGATTACGCCATGTGTCACCTTCATTTAATTCTTTAGTGTATAAGGTTGCATCTTTGGTATCAATCCAACTTAATAAAAATTTGCCATTGTTTATAAACCAAGATTCATCTTTTATAGCGTGATAGTGCATAGAAAATTTTGCACCTTTTCTATTAAAAACCATTATTTTTCCACAATATAAATCATTGGAAGCAAAGATTAATTCGTATCCCCAACCTTTGTCTATTTTTCCTTCTTTATTAATTGGCATTTAAAAATTCCTCCACTGTTCTAAATTTGTGTTCTATATTTTTATTTAATTCTGTCAAATCTGCACTAGTGTAGGTCTGATATTGACCTTGTAATTTTGTAGGCATAGGTATTGTTTCTATTTCTGCATTGTACTTTTTGGCTACTAATTCAGCAACTTTTTGGAAAGATATAGGCGCTCCTGTCCCCACATTAAATATACCAGACACATCCGCATTAAGCATTTTTTCATGTACTTCACAGACATCATCTACACTAACAAAATCACGTAGATACTTGTCACTGTTTTCAAAAAGTTTAATTTTACCGGTCTTTGCTTGATTGGCAAATTTAGTTACAGGAGATGCTTGATCGCCTTTCTTTTCTTCGTTGTTTCCATAGACATTGAAATATCTAAATCCTTGTACAAGCACTTTAAATTCTCCCATTATAGAATTAACAAATCTATCAAATAGATATTTGCTCCAAGCATATGCATTCAATGGATACACATCACCATCTTCCTTGAAATTTCCTGTGTTGCCGTACACACTTGCGGAACTGGCATACTGAAAATTAGTACCCATTGTGTCACACATTTCTAAAAGTTTCATGCTGTATTCTAAATTCGTTTTCATAATTTTATCAACATCTCTTTCTGTTGTGCTTGTGATTGCTCCCAAATGTATGATCCAATCATACAAAGCGGGATCTGGAAAGTGATTATAATCCTTCCATCTAAAACCTATAACTTCATGCCCTTGTTTTGCAAGATGCATTCCTAAATGATCTCCAATAAATCCTTTGTACCCTGTTAAGCAAATTTTCATTTAACATTCTCCCACAATTTTATAATCTTATCTGCTCCTTCTGGTCTTATATCTTTTGTAAGTTCATCGTGCCAGTTGGGCAAGTAATTCATGTTTATATTAATTCTACTTCTTTTATCTGTACAAGTCGTTCCTGTGTGTTCCATGTAACTAGGAAATACCACCATTGAATTTTCTACACTAGGAATTTTAGTTCCGTCTTTAAATTCTGTATAACCATCTGTTGTGTTTACATAATAAATTGCGGTGTAACTTAATGCAACTCTTGTATCTGCATGGAAACCATGCTTAACAATTTTTTCTGTTCTTGGTATGTTGTTTGCTTTTACCCTAATAAAAGTATTTGCTTTAAGCACATTGAAGATTGGATACAGCAATTCCCAATTACTGTGTTCAGTGGTAACATCAGAAACTCCATGAAAGTTATGTTGAAATTGTAATTGTTCCTTTTCTTCAGTCATTTTTTGTTTGTCCTCTACAACGTGTTCAGAGTAATACCAAGGAAAATGATCGCTTAACATTTTTTTAGAAATACGATCGAACTCTTCTTTTGTAATGACGTTAGTGCAAATTAATTTGCCTTTTTCAATTCTTGTTTCCATTTACTTTATCCACTATGTTTGATGTTGAAAAACCTTCTACTGTTGGAAATATTATCACTTCGGCAATATCATTGCCCACCACTGTGTCGAATGTGTAATCTCCACCTTTCACAATTACGTTTGGTGTATGTTGTTTTAATGCATCTATCGGAGTATCTTCTTCAAACACAACAACTTTATCTACCCAAGGTAATTGTAATAATTGTTGTTCTCTTACCCAAGAATTATTAAATGGTCTATCGTCTCCTTTTAATCTTTTAACACTTGTATCTGAATTGATTCCAACAATTAATTTATCTCCTTGCTGTTTCGCAAATTTTAATAATTCTAAATGTCCTTTGTGTAATATATCAAACACGCCATTTGTCCACACAATGGTGTCTTCAATATCTTTTTTAGAAATAATAGATACTCCTCTTTTTTGTACAATTTTTTCTGCACCTTTAACTGCTAATTCGCAACAAGCAATCATGTTATTAATTTTAAAATAATGTGCAATTATGGCAAGCACAGAATCTCCTGCACCACTGACATCTGCAACTTCTACAGTATTGCTCTTAATATGATCATAAGAATTTTTAGTGACTACGTGAATACCGTTTGCTCCGTCAGTTACAACAAGCCATGTCCATAAATTATCTTCACACATTTTTTTAGCAGTTTCAATATTAAAATTACCAAACCATGATTCATATTCTTTCATATTTGGTTTTACTAAAAAGGCACCAACGTATTTGCTAAATCCTTGTTTTGGATCCACATATACATTCTTACATTTTTCTAAAATCTTGGTGACTGTATCTTTTTTAATTACTCCTTTGTTATAATCACTTACAATTACCACATCGGTTTCTTTTAAATTTTTAAGCAGTGTTTCCACAGGAGTATCTGCTCTATATTGCTCTTCTTTGTCCACACGTATAAGGTGTTGTCCATTTTGTCCAATGATTCTTGTTTTGGTAGTAGTCATTTCACCATCTTGGCACAGATGCGACTTTACTCCATTTTGCAGTAAAATTTCTTGGATTTTGTGTCCGGGGATGTCGTTGCCCACGGCACCATAAAGCCACGTGTCTGTGCCCAAGTTTGATAGGTTTAACGCTAGGTTTCCAGCGCCTCCAACATTGAAATCTTTGTTTGTTTCTTTAACTACAAGCACCGGTGCTTCTGGACTCACTTTTTGGCAATCGCCCTGTGTCCACATATCAAGCATTACATCACCGATGATTTTAATCATTACATTAATTTTAACATTTTGAACACAGTATCTAATTTGACCTGGTTCATTTTATTTTGAAGAGTCTTACGTAAACCTTGGTGTAATGGCTTGGGCCAATTACCAAAACTTACCCACGCATATCCATCGTGTTCTGTGTTTAATTTTGGAATAAATTCTTTCTCTACAACACACAAGAAAGTGTGATATAAAAAATTTTCATCATTGCTAATAAAAGTTTCCATAGGTATTTTCTTTTTTATTTCTACTTCACCTACTTCCTCTTTAATCTCTCTATGTAGTCCTTCCCATAAATTTTCATCTACGGTTGTGCCACCTACTAATCCCCATACGTGATTTTGTTTGCTCTGCACTCTATGAAGTACTAAAAACCTTTGGGTATCCAAAGTATAGAAGAGTGCACCGCACCCTATAATTTTACTGCTCATGTAAATAATTATGTGATTAGGAGATCTTCCAGGTTCCTTTACGATATTCGCCTTCGAAACTTAATATCCATTCGCTACCATTCCATTTATATTGGATACCAGTTTTTAAATTGGTAATGTATGTTGGTACAAATGTACTATCATCTGGATTAGGATTTGAACTTGCGTCGAATATTATTTGCCAATTAGTACCGTTCCATTCTACAATATCATTGGCACTTGCCACTAAATCTATATTGCTATCGCCCTTCCATGCATCCGCACCATCAACGTTTTGTGTGCTACCAATATCTTTCAATAGTAAAACACGTTTTCCGTTTTGTTTAATTGCACTTGGATTAAATGTTGTAGGATCAACAATAAAGTCAACACTGCCTCTTGTATCTTGAGGTCCTACTATTACTGTGTCTGTAGGTATAGTGTCCATGTCCCATGTAACCAATAATTGCATAGGGTTTGCTTCATTTAAAGCAACAGTGCCAACTACAGGAACATCTATGCCTTCTCTGTTTAATTGTATTTTACTTAAACCTGCTTTGTAATTTAATAACGCATCTAAATAACCATTCCATGCTAATCCGCCTATTACCCCTTTGTCAATTATTGATAAAGTTTGTCCTAATACGTAAATATCAAACTGAGTTCCTGTTGTTCCTTGAACACTAGCGGTATCTTTACGTGATGCAACACTTGTATCGACACTACCATCAGCACTTGTTCTAATGGATGCTTTAATGCTTTTTTCATAATCATCTTGATATGCCATTAGTTCAGGCATTGATTGACTTAGGTCTATGTTTCCAGTTTTTTCGTTGAAGATACTTGTAATAATGTGTGTAATTACTCCTAATTTTTTTACTTTAGTTGGTGGACTTATAAAGACCGGCATAGTAAATGTTAATGTTGCGACATCAACTTCTGTTTCTGTACCAACAGGAATAGTTCTGCTTGAAAAATTTATATTGTCTAATTCTACTACACTCAAACTTGTCCAATCAATGTAATTGTCTGTAGTTTGTATTTCTAAACTTGGGTTAAACAACATACAAATTTGTTCTAATATTTGCAATTTTTGTTCTGTGTTGCTAGACCAAATGTCACAGTTAACTGTTAATGTGTATGGAGTTGGCATCAATCTTTCAACTGTAACATTTTTTCCCTGCGTGTTTAGATATTCTTTTCCTGCACTATCATAAGCACGTTCTCTTAAATGCACTTTACTAATAAAACTTGCATCAGATAATCTAGTTCTGTCCATTTGGAAGTTGGTTACATACACTCCCATTCTAGGTATGCTTGGCATTTTATTTTCTGAATTATCCCTAATTATGTGACCAACTTGTCTAGTCATGTCACCGTACATCACAGGAATAGTTCTTAATGCACCATCACCGTCCTTGTAAGAAAAATTACTCATCAGTCTTATAACCTGAGTAATATATCTTCTAATCTGTCCATCGTAAAAATGTTGCATTATTTTTTCTCTTTATTTTTCTCGTTAAATTTTTTACTTTTAGGTGCGTAATATGTTCTTACTTTTCCCATATATTTTTTAGTTACCTTTTTGAGTCCTTGTGGCCCTGCTGTATGATCCATTGGTATCCCAACTATGCCAAATAACTCCCTTAATTTCATTATCCATCCGCCTTAGGTTTAAGTGCTTTTGAAAGGGCCTGTCTTTCTGTGACTGACTCACCACCAATTGTAGATGTTTTTGTGTTATTAACAAAGGTTCCTTTTAAATTACTTCTTGTATCAGTATTAGACAACGTCATTCTTACATTGTCTTCCATTTTAATCCAACGTCCACCATCGTATCTAAACAATCTGTTAGGTAAAAAATCTGTTCTTAAGAAGTAATCACCTTTGTCCGAAGCACTTGGAAAACTAATTCCAAATCCAAATACTTCTCCGTTAGGAGCAAGTCCATCTCCTAACAAATAACCATCATATCCTGATTTACTAGGTGTTTGATTAATTCTATCTGTTAAAGTATTGTGTGTTGTTGTATCTAAAGTTGAAGTATCTGTAGTTACTAGTTCAGGTTTACCTTTGTCATCAACTTGTAACGTATACAAATTTGTTGTGTCATAACCTGCTTTTTTTGTATTTGCTTCTGCTTGGGCAACAACGGCATTATTAATTTGCATTTCTTTTTCATAAGTTGAAAGCACATCACGTAAAGTTTTTCCGTCTCCTGCTCCAGCGTCTTTTTGTAGTATTTCTTTAAATTCTTGACTGTCGTATATTTGTTTTAATTTTACTCTGTACAAATGTGGATACCAAGATGCAGAAAATCCTTCAGCGGCCCTATTAACATCTTCCACAACATAAAATCTCTTCAATGCAACGTTGAAATCATTCAAAGCATACTCGTCTTTAAGATGTGGCAATTCAAATACATCACCTGGCATTACTTTCCTACCTAATGTTTTTACACTAGAAGTTATAGGTATGGTCATAAACAGAGTATCGTTTTGTAAAAATAATCCAAACTGACTCATGTCAAAGTCAATATCTTGAACGTTGTAGATACCTCTTATGCTATAAATTGATGAATCGTATTTCCTATCACGGTTTTCTAAAAACAACATATCTTGGATATTTGTTTCTTTTACAGAATCGTATCTAGGTTCATCAGATGTAGCATCTGCTTCAGCGGGATTTTTTGGACCTAAGTATTTGTGTACAAAAACGTCGGTTCCACCCACAGTAAACATCTCTACTACGGTCTTATCTAAAAACGTGTAATCATGACCTTTTTCCGGCTTATATAGACTTAATCTTGGCATAGACATATATTTATCGGATGGTGCTGAGTGATAAATATATGTAAGGAACGTATTAAATGGCAGATTTAACCACAGAAAAACAAGAGATATTCGACTACGTATTCAATTCGCTGGGTGGCGGAATGGTGGATGTAGAGTTG